GCCGCTCAGGTTGGCGCCGCTCAGGTTGGCGCCGCTCAGGTTGGCGTCGCTCAGGTAGGCGTCGCTCAGGTCGGCGCCGCTCAGGTTGGCGCCGCTCAGGTCGGCGCCGCTCAGGTTGGCGTCGCTCAGGTTGGCGTCGCTCAGGTAGGCGTCGCTCAGGTCGGCGCCGCTCAGGTTGGCGCCGCTCAGGTCGGCGCGGGATCCGCCCTCTTCACCGAATCGCCACTTGCGGTGGCTCTCGATGACTGTCGCCAGTTCCGCGGGGGTCATCGCGTCCTCAGGAAAGCGAGGTCAGCGACGGTCAGGCCGAACATCAGCCCGAGCTGGATAGTGCTTACTTGGCCGCGGGCGACCGCTCGAATGAGCCGGGGGCTGGCCTGGGTGAGAAAGGCCTTGGCGCGCCCCCGGCGCCTCGGGGTGGGCGAATTACCCTGTTGATAAGTTCTCAGGAAGTCCGGTTCCATGTGGCTGCTCCTATGGGTCGTGGTGGATGCCGCGGAGGACGCACACGCCAGCTGCCCGCATAGGATCCCGCCAATGCAGAAGCGGTGGGCGTGTGCGTTCTTCGGGGCTCATTGACGGGATGGAAAAGAAGTAACGGAAACGTATCCCGCCGTCAACGATTTACTTTCGGGCGGCCCTTGCTTTTGGAGCGGCGGGTCCCACCTTCGCCGACCCCGCGGCGCGGTGCGGACCATGCCGAGGACCCTCCAGCAGCCGCGCCGCCGCCGCAATTTCCTCGGCCCTGGTCACGATGTAGAGCGCCGTCTGACTGATGTTCGCGTGGCGGAGTACGCCTTGAATATCGGTCAAGCTGACCCCCCGGCGGCCGAGCCGCGTGGCCACCGAGTGCCGCGTGTCGTGTGGGTGGACGTTCCCGTCCCCCGGCGCCGCCTTCAGGCCCAGTTTGTCGAAGGCGGTGCGGAGATGGGACCAGAAGTGCCCATGTCCCAGCGGGCGGCCGGTGCGCTTCGACGGGAACACGTAGACGGATTCGCGCGGCATCAGCTTCAGGGCGTTGGCCGCGTCGGCGGTGAAGGTTATCACCGCCGCCTTGCGCCCTTTGTTCTCGTCCCAGGCCAGGGCGATGGTGTTCGACCCGAAGTCGACTTGATCCCAGCGCAGGTTTCGAACCTCGCCGATCCGGCACCCGCTGCCCGCCATCACCCGATACAGGACGCTCACCTCCAGCGGCAACGCATCCGCGACACGGGCGTCATCCTCTTCGGCGATCTCGGTCCGCCGCTTGCCCCTGGCCGGCTCCTGTTTGAGCTTCAAAAACGCTGTCTCACAAGCCCTGCCCTCGGCCACGCCCCAGCGCACGACGGCCTTGGTGCGACGAAGGGCCAGGTTGCGCGTCGTGGGCGACAGCTCGCGCCCCAGGCCGTTGCGGTAGGCCGCCCAATTCGACTGTCGCAGCTCGACAACCTTGACGTCACCGAAGGCCGCCAGTGGCTTTTTCATCAGCGACACGACGTCTGGAACCCATCCCGCCTCAGCCGGCAGGCTTGCTACGTAGTCGGTCCACAGCTCACGGAAGGTGCAGGACCGCTCGGGCAGCATCGCCTCCAGTTGGGCGATGGCGGCCCGAATGCCCGCCTCGGAAACCAACGACACGGTCCCTCCAGTGGGTGGGGTTGGTAACAAGCACGGCCGCCTCAGCACAGGGCATGCCGCATCCACGACAGCGCGATCGCGCGTCCTTTCTCAGTCGGCGCGCGGGACGTTCCGGCGCGGAGTTTCAAAACAGATCATGGCGTGCGTTTTTGGCGCCTTGCTCGCACATCGGCGGCCCTGGCTTTGGCGCGGTGGACGATGTCGGCCAGCAGGGACAGGTCAAGGTTCAGCTCGCGCAGCTGGCGATCGTGTCCGTCCAGGCGATCGCCGTGCTGGGCCAGCAGCTTTTCAGCGGCCGTCATTCGCGCGAGCAACGGGTTCCCCGACGGTGCCATGCCTCTTAATTTGGATCGCCGTCGGGGCATGGCCAAGCTCAGGCGGCCAGCACGCGCTCGGGGATGTGGTGGGCGATGATGGCCGCCACGTTCTCCACCGCGCGCTGCACGTCCGCCCGTACCCCTGGGTAGGCGTAGAAGGCCATTCGGTGATAGTCGGTCACCGTCACCTGCCCAGGGATGATCTTGCGGTCCCTGTCGCGCTTGTAGCGCCCCACGAAGACGTCGTACACGAACGACTGGGCCTCGAACATCACCAGGTAGGCCCGCCACTGAAGGCTGTCGACGTACTTCTCCGCGTCCCAGCTCTCGGTCAGCTTCTGGTCGTGGACGGTGAGCCCGTCGAGCCCGTCGACCTTTCCCACCAGCATGACGGGACCGACCGAGGTCTGGAAGACTTGCTCGGCCTTCAGCTCGCGGACGTCGGGCAGTTCCAGCTCGGCGTCAAGCTCGAACACGAACCGCCAGCCGTCAACCTCGACGTCCTGGTAGCAGTCGCCCACCTGGGAGCGGTCCGGGTAGGACTGCGCCGTTTCCATGAGCTTCGCGAAGGCCCCGCCGGCCGCCATCTGCGGCGACGGCGGTTCTTCGTGGCGCAGGCGGGCGACCAGTTCTTCAACTGTCGAGTGCTCCTGCTCGCGCCAGTAGCGGAAGGACTCCAGATCGGTGACGGAGATGCGGATCACGTCACGCCGCCTTCTTCTCGGCGACGGGCGCGAACGCATCGGCTGCCTTGTCCCAGGCGAAGCCCTTGGCCTTCGCTGCCTTCGTTAGCAGCGCACCGACGGCCTTGGGGGCGCCCTCTGCCTTGCCCGCCGCTGCCAGGGCGTCGAACTCGGCCTTGGTGCTCGCCTTGCCGATGCGTTCGGCCCACGTCGTCTGAAGGGCGGCCTGGGCGATGCCTTCGGCCGACAGGCGATTGAGGGCCTCCTTCGTGTCGGCGATCGCCTTCGCCAAGAACCCCGAGGGCGCGCCGGGAACGAAGTCAGGAACGGTCAGCACTGGGAGCTGGCCAGGGTTCTTGCCGAACGCCACGTCCGTGGGGCTGAAGTTGAGCACTCGCTTGCCCTTCACCATCGACAGTGAGCCCATCATGTCGGCGCTCTTGTACACCTCGTTCTTCGAGGCTCCCTGCATGTCGAGGCGGGTGATCAGCTCGTCGCCCTTGCGCTGCTCGTCCGAGTGGCAGATCAGCACGATGTCCAGGCCGATGTACTTCAGGTTCGACAACCACCCGTAGAAGGTGCTCTTCAGGGCGCCGAACCCTTGCAGCGACAGCGCGCCGCCGCGGTTGTTCTTGGGATCCTCGGCCATCAGCGTCGCCGACAGGCAATCGAGGGCGCGTCCCGCGGTGTCAACGACCACCGTCGAGTAGCCGGCGAAGTCGGCGGCGGTCATGTTTGAGACGTCGCGCCAGCTTTCGATCTGGACGCAGTCCCCGCGGAAGGCGCCAGCGCGGTACACGCCGCTGTCGAACGCCAGGCACAGGGGTTTCTCGGCGGTGAACCCGAGGGATGTTTTCCCGATGCCGGGGTCTCCGTGGATGCAGACAACTACGTGCTTCACTTCGATGGGATCGGCGGCCTTGGTGATCTTGAGCATGGTTCTTTCCTTTTTCTGGTCGCAGTGACCGTTAATCCAATTCAACGGCCGGCACCGCGCCGACCGCTTCGAGCTCTATTTCTCCGTGCAGCCCGCCCAGCAGCGTGGGCTCGGGCGTCCAGGCGTCAGCCTCCAGCAGGCGCGCCAGCTTCCGGTCCCACTCGCGCCACTTCTCAGCGTCGAGCTTCACGGCGCCACGCAATCGTCGCAGAGGGCCTCGATGCGACCGTGGCCACAGCGGGCGCCGACGCGCGCGCGGACCAGGATTGCGTTGTTCTCGTTGCAGGCGGCGATCCGCGCTTCAAGGACGTTGACCGTCCGCCTCAGCTCGGCGTTCTGGTCAGCGAGCGCGACGATGGCAACGCGCAGCCCGCGTTTCGGCCGCGCGAAGTCGACGCCGCAGTAGGTCCTTGCGGCGCGGACGACCGAATCAAGCTCGTCGGCGGTCATCGCGCCAGCTCCAGCCACTCGGTCGCCGCCACCAAGGCCTCACGCCGCGTGGGCACGCCGACGTTGACGTATCCCTTCACCCCGCCCGAGCTGACCTCAACCGTCCAGGCCCGGTGCGACAGCTGCATCAGGACGATGGACACGGGGACGGCGAGGGGCCGCCAGTGGTACCCGGCGCAGTCCCTGTGATCCCCGATGTGCCCGCGCACCATCGTGCAAGGCGCGCCGTAAAAACCATCC